GCTTCACTCATTGTCTTTGGGTTTAAATTATTTATTATAATGTTCTGTAAAAGGATAACTCAAATCCAAGCCAGTCAAATCTAATAGACTCAATTTTCCAATTTTCATAAAAGTTAAATGTTAAGTTCGGAATAATTGATATGTTTCTTAGAAAAATAGTTTTCTTTTTATAATGATGATCGAAGTGTAATTTCATTTTGTTTTTTGTTTAGGAAGTAAAAATACTAGAGGGTCATCGCTCTGGCAAGCTACCCTCTAGTTTCTTAACGGTACATCTAAAAATGAAGTACGGTGCAAAGTAAAACAATACTTTCCAAACTACAAAATTTTAACAAAAATTATTTTAAAAATATACCCTTACGTACCCCCTTGGCAAGGGGGGTAATTAAGGGGGTAATTAAGGGGTAAAATAACCCCTAGCCCAGAAGAGGAAGAGTAAGAGTAAGAGAAAGAGTAAGTATAATACATATAGGCGAGTTTATTTTTTTTTCATCCATTCGTCTATCTCTTTCCGTACATAGATAGGATTACAGCCATCTATTCTTTTAACTGGCATTCCTTTATCTTCCATCTTTCGCAAAGTATTAATAGAAACTCCTAAGTACCTAGCAGCTTCTACTTGGTTTAAATGCAGATCGTTGTTAAAGTATATCATTTTACTAAATGCTTTTTTTAAGTCCATAAGCTAATTAATCTTGCAGAATCTGTCATAATCTTGCAGAATCTGTCAACTACTGTCAATGCTATCAAAGTTACTAAATATCAAAGGTAATTTTGTAGTATGCAGGATGATGTAGAAACCTACGAGCTTAGAAAAAAGAAAGGATTAAAGTCTAGCGTTTACGCTATTGCCTTTGTTAAAAATCCAGCCATTGAGGTAGGATTCGTAGCATTATCCAAAGACAAAACAATCACAAGGATTAAGTTGAATACTGAAAAGCGAATGATCTATACGCCTGTTCTTATTCCAGATCAAAAGATTTACAGGGAAACGGAAGATGGACAAGGTTATAATATTTTCTTTTCAGTAGAAACCATCGAGGAAGCTGCGCATGATTTTGTTAGTGCTAAGCTAGTAGATGAATTTAATAACGAACATCAAGAGACTGAAAAGTTAAACGGAATTACTCTAGTAGAAAACTGGATTGTAGATAATCCCGAAAATGATAAAGCTACTCAATTAGGCTTTCAGCTTCCTAAAGGTACTTGGATGGCAGGCATAAAAGTTAATGACGAAAGTGTTTGGGCTAAGTGCAAAGATGGAACTTATGAAGGGATCTCAATTGAAGGTCTATTCGACAATTTTGAAACAAATCTTAAAAAAGAAAAGATGAAAGAAAACGAAATGGAAGCCAAAACAATTGGCTCAAAGCTAGATGAAATACTAGCAAAACTATCCAACGCTTTCAAGCCAGAGGTTAAGTTGGCATCTGCTGAATTGCAGGATGGAGGACTTGTTTATACTGAAGGTGAAATGGAAGACGGTGTAGATGTCTATGTAGACGAAGCTATGGAAGTCCCTGCTCAAGATGGTGAGTACGTTCTAGCAGATGGAAGAGTACTAACTGTATCAGGTGGCAAAGTTGCTGGTCTAGTAGAGGCAGTAGAAGAAGACTTGATGGATAAAGAAAAGAAAGAAATGATGGAAAAGATAGAGCAGCTTGCCGAGTATGTTGCTAAGAGTGCTGAAAAGCTAAGCGATATCGAAGCCAGACTATCTGAACTATCTGAAGTAAAAGAAAAAGCTGAAAAGCTAGAAAAAGAAAATGCCGATTTAAAACAAGAAAATGAATCGGTAAAGACTGAACTAACTAAAGAGCCTGCGGTAAAGTCTGCTACTAAACTTTCGGAAGTATCTGAGAGAGAGGGTAGATTTAATGCTGCTTTGCGAGGCGATAGATTCTTAATTAAATAATTAAATTAAAATGGAAAACAACAAAGAAACCGCAGTAAAGCTAGCAGCGAGTATCACCCAAAGTACTGATACCGTAAGCAGAGAAGCGGAAATTTTTTACAATGCAATTTTAGATACTCCAACTTTTGATGAAAGACTAGGAGTACAAGTAATCCCTTCTAGAGATAAGTTTGCTCTAGTAACTGGATCAACTGCAAGTTTAATTCAGGCTTATAGCTCTACACCATCTGTAGCAGGAACGATTACCACTACAGACGATGAGTTTAGCATCTTTAAGCAAATGATCTTTACCAACTTTGAGTATGATGCTTTGGCTAATACCAAGTGGAAAGATGCTATTGAAAACATGGATGATCAAGGATTGCCAGCAGATCTTCAAGAGTGGATTATTGAATTTGTAGGTAATAAAACAAAAGAAACTCTAGCTAATGGTTTGTGGAATGGTAACGGAGGTTTAGCTTCTGATCCTACCGATTTCGATGGATGGGGAGCTGTTATCCAAGGTTTGCTACAAGATGCATCTTTGGATTCACAAATAATTGCTTTAGCATCTGATCCTACAGTATCTTCTAACATTCAAGGTCTATTAGACACAATGGTTGCTCAAGCTCCTAGAGCTTTAGTAGCTGACAAGTCTAATACTAGAATCATGCTAGGACCAGTAACATTCCATGCTCTATTGAGAAGTTACCAAGAGGAGGCAAGAACTAATGCAGTTCAAGATGATCCTTCTTTCTTCGGTGGATTCCAAGTTGAAATGATTCCAAACCTTTCAGATGATAGAATCATCATCGGTAAGCCTTCTAACTTAGGTCTAGGTTTGGGTGTTGGTTCTGACATTGTTAACATCAACATCGTAGATAAGTACGCTTTAGGAGATGGTAACTTTGCTAGAATATTTGCCAACTTCGGAGTAGGTGCTGGTGCTGCTACTACTGATTGGGTTATTGGAGAGTTTCCAAATACCTAATAGCTAACAACAATACAGGGTGAGGGCTTCGGCTCTCCCCTTCATTATATAATTTAACAATATGTGTACATTAACACTAAGTACTTATAAGAGAGGCTGCAAAACAGTTGGAGGAGTTGACAGAATCTATCTAATAGACAAGTCGGCTAGAGAAAATAGTTCTGTAACTCTATCGGTTGCTAGTGGTGCTGTTACTATTGGTGGAACAGGTGGAGCTGCATTTGAGTTAATACCTACTCAAAATATCAGTTCATTTACCCAGCCAAGAACAGACGATAACAACGCCAATACAACTTTTGTAACTCAAACTTTAGAGTTTACATTGCATGGTATGAGTGCTGCTTTAGTTGCTTTAGCTGAGGAGATTGGAAAGGGTAGATTAGAGGCGCTTGTTAAGATGAAGAGTGGAACTTATTTGTATGCAGGATTAGAGGACAACGGTCTACAGTCTAATGGTGGAGACTCTGGATTTACTGGAACTGCTGTAGGTGATCAAGTTGGATTTACTTTTACATTGACTTGTGAGAGTGAACGATCTGCCCCTACTGCTACTTACTCAGAATTTGAGACTGCATTTACTATTGAGACTGCATAAAAAAGGCTCTTTAAATTAGTATATTTGTATTTAAAAAGTTATGAAGTTTAGAACTGGATTAGTAATTTTTGCAAGCGGTGAACACATAAAGCCAAATGAGTTGAGCGTAAAAAAGCAAAAAGAGCTATTGGATAAGCACCCTCATTTAAGTAAGTTTTTAATAGATGATAACGATAACGAAAGGACTAGCAGCGACGTTGAAGATGAGCCTGAACAGTCAGGTAGCACAAGCAGGAAGCGCAAATCTAGTACTAAGTAGTCCATCAAGGGGAACAATAACTTTTACTAAAAGCCTATCCAGTCTTGGGTCAGGCTTTTTTAGTTTAACCTTAGATGCAGCAGATACTAACTTACTAGAAGATGATACATACTCTTATACTTTATCTCAGGATGATATATACCTAAAGACAGGATTTGTGAGGCTAGTAATTGAAGAAGCAGACATTCCTGAAGATGGACAATTAGATGCAGTACTAGACTTTTTATTAGCATAGCATGAAAGTAGAACTATCAAGATACCAAATAAAAGACTTAAAAGATAACCGTAAGTTATACGGTGTTATTTCAAATGGTAAGGATAATTTATTTCCAAACTATTTGAATGGTCTTTATAATGCTTCGCCTACGCATCAATGTATAGTAGATGATTTGACTACATACATTTTAGGTAAAGGTTTTATTTGCGAAAATGACAGCGATCAAGATTTATTAGATAGTGTTCTACCTTTTGAAAAGCAGAGGCGAATAGTAACTGACAAACTTTTGCAGGCTTCAATAGCTTTGGAGTGCATTAAATCAAAGGCTAAAAACATAGTAGAGGTTAATGTATTCAATCCAGATCAAATTAGGGTCTATGCTGTAGAAGATGGCAAACCTTGTGTTTTTCGTTATCGCAAAAGCTGGGATAATAACGATACTACAAACTATAGAATAAGCCAAGATTTTGAAAACATACTAAATACTGAATTGTATGAAGGTGTTTTTTATTGGTATGATAGTTCAAACTTTCCTGTTTACTACGGTAGACCAAAATACATGAGTGGTCTAAATGCTATTGAATTAGAGGCTAGTATTTTGACAATGCACAATCACGGCGCTCAAAACGGCATGACTCCTAGCATGATCGTATCGATGGAATCTAGCGGAGATCATGAGCAAGATAAGGATGCAGCCAAACTGATGACTAAGCAATTAAGTGGTGTTTCCAATGCTGGAAAGGTTGCTTTTAATTTCTTCCCTACAGGTGGCACGCCTGCAACATTTAGTTCACCTAATCTAGCAGGAATAGATAAGCTATACGAGTCGCAATATCAACTATCTGAAGCAGGAATACTAAAGGCATGGCAAATACCATCTCCGCTTCTTATTTCGGGTTTAAATAGACAGTCTGGGGGTTTTGCTTCTTTAGAGGAAGAAATGCAATGGTCTAAGAATGAGTTAAAGAATAAAATAGTAGAGCCTAATAGAGAGGAGATACTAAAAATATTAAATCCTTTATTCAAATCAATAGGGATTGAAGGTGAAGTTAATTTCAATGAACTAGAAGAGGATAACGATATAGTAGTTCCAAACTCAGAAGAAACTTTAGAGGAGGATACAGTTAATGACAATTTAAAGAATCTTACAGGTCGCCAAATGCAGAATTTAGAGCGAATAGTAAGGAAGTATAAAAAAGGTCAATTGACAAAGCAGCAAGCCGAATTAACACTAAAGAATGCTTTTAGGTTAACAGATGAAGAGATTAGAGCATGGTTAGAAATAGATGAAGCTGAGCTAACTAAGTTAAGTGAAGTTAGAAAGGTTACTTTAGAGGAGATATTTGAAGTAGGTGAAACGATTGAAGATTTAATAGAAGATGGTTATTCTTTAGTAGAGGTTGTAGATGTTGACTACGATCTTGAAGAGATTAGAGATAAGTACATAGAAGATTTAAACAATAGTGTTAAGCTGGTAAGTACTGGAAGAGCTAGACCTAGCCAATCTAGTAACATGGATGGTGAAAAAGGAGATTTTCAATTTAAGGTACGGTATAGGTATGCTGAAATAAAGAAGCCTAGAAAAACAAAGAAGAGCAGAGATTTTTGTCAAGCCATGATGAGGGCTAATAAGATTTACAGAAGAGAAGACTTAATGCAAATGAGTTTTTCTAATGTTAATGCTGGCTTTGGTCCTAGAGGGTCTAACAATTACAATATATTTTTATACAAGGGAGGACCCAATTGTTACCATTATTTTGAGAGATTAACATTTGTTAAAGAGGGGCTAGAAGGTAGCATAGAT